CTCTTTAGCAATGGGGGAAAAGTTTAAGTTTCTCCAAAGATGTCTCTTTTTTACAACACTTTTAATGCATGGGATGGGGTCGAGCCAAGAACAAATTTGTATTCATGCAAGGCATAGTCCTTTATTTCTGCTATATAGCATCGGTATATACCCTGTTTCTCTAGTGCTGTCTTATGGCTGTGGCACTCAGGGCATAGGGATTGGAATAGATTATTGTAGAAGGCTTCCTTGCCTATAGCATTCCAAGAAAAGACATGATCTACATGATTTGCCTGTGTCACTCTACCCATCTTTAAACAGGCTTGGCATAAAGGATTGATAGATAGTTGTTGTATTCTTTTATTCTTCCAGAATGCAGTTTGATAAAGGGAATTGAATTCCTTTCTATCCTGAGTGTTGATCCAATCCTTACCACCATGCTCCATGCAATAGCTATTGAGCTTACTCTTGGTGTTCTTACATCCTAGGCTGGCACACTTGGTATAAGTAGGAATGCTGGGCATTACTTCTCTTGTGCCTTCATAGCCTTTTCAAACATCTCTTTCCAATACTGTATTTCATCTTGTTGTTTGCGTAACAAAGTAGCAACTTGTTCTCTAGTGCCACCTTCCCAATGTCCTTGCTCTAATTTCTCAGCTAATTCATTTGCATTCATTTTTTATCCTTTTGTTGTTTTGGCACAACACTATTAATCCCAATTGCCAAAGTCTTTGCTGAATTCTATGATGGGTAATGCCAATGCTTCCTTCATCTTGTCTGTGTATTCATGCAGTTCATCTATAGATTCGCCTGATGCTCTAGCTACACAAAAGCCACAGGGTTTACCATGATTGTTGTAGTAAACCTCTGCAACCTCTAGGATTGTTTCTTCATCCTCAGAATATTGAACTACTCTGATATTCCAGTTCATCATCTTAGGAAGGTTAGCTTGTAGATGGTGCTATCCAGAAGGGTCATGATTGTGTCAATCTCATTCTGGATATTGCTGTAATCAGAAATGGCAGTACGATTTTCCATGACATATTCCCGAATAGACTTTAAATAGTCTAGGGCTTCTACTGCTGGATTGCCAAACATAGGTGGGTAATACTCAATAATCTCACCTAAACAGCCCTGTATTGCTTCTGCCAAAGTATCTGTGGCATCTACCACGCTGTCATAGTATGTAGCGAGTGCCTGATGCTTGGCATAAGAACCTTCGCCTTTAGCCTGAAGGTGCATGATATGGGCAATTGTGGCTGAATGTAGCAATGTCCCTACAAATTCACCAATAATATTTTGCATGGCTGATTCTTCCTTATATCCTGAAGCATGGGCGGCTCTAGCAACCTGAATTGCTTTGGCTTTAGATGGATATGGACCGGAGCTACCCCAGAACCAACCCTTGTCTGTTTTTCTAAATGGCATAAATGGATTTTACTATTTTTTACAGGATTTGCAGATAAATTTCTCATTTAATCCATTGTTAAACAGCAAAAAATACCCTTCATTGGTTTTGGCTTTAATTTGACACTTGGAACAAACTCTTAAACTATGCACTTTTAACTTTTGAATGTATTTTTTATAAATCATTGTTTTTTAATACAATTCCATTAAGATATACAACAACCTAACTATTGTAAGCGATTTATGAAGATACTTTTGCTTGACATCGAAACCAGCCCTAATACTGCTCATGTCTGGGGCTTATGGCAACAGAATGTATCTTTGAACCAGCTTCTTGAATCATCCTATACCATGTGCTATTCAGCAAAATGGTTAGATGAAAAACAAATTTATTTTGATTCTGTTCAAAAAAGCACATCTCAATCTATGCTTGAAGGAATACATGGATTGCTAGAAGATGCTGATGCAGTAGTTCATTACAATGGCACTAAGTTTGATATGCCAACATTGAACAAAGAATTTCTGATTCATAAAATGCCACCACCACCACCAATCAAACAAATTGACTTGTTAAGAGTGGTCAAAAGCCAGTTTAGATTTCCCAGCAATAAACTAGATTATGTAGCTCAAAGGCTTGGACTAGGCAAAAAGAAAGATCATGAAGGTCATACATTGTGGATTAAATGCATGAATGGTGACAAAAAGGCTTGGGCAACAATGGAAAGCTACAACATACAGGATGTCATATTGCTAGAAAAGCTGTATAAAAAACTATTGCCTTGGGTTAAACAGCCTGTCAATATAAATATTATGAAAAAAGATAGGGCTGGCTTTGATTGTCCTACTTGTGGCAAATCATCAATTATTAGCAAAGGCTTTAGATATACAACTACTGGGGCTTATCAAAGATATCAATGCAAGGCTTGTGGGGCATATTCTACTGATACTAGAACATTAATACCTCATTCTAAACTTAAACATTTATCATGAAGCTGACCCCTGAAGTGCTAAAAAATTTATACGCAACATTGTATTGTTGCTACCCATTTACTAAGTGGGATATGCCTTTGCCTGATGAAATAGAATTCATTGTGACACCAGATGCAGAGCTTATGGGAACATACACATTAGATACTGGCGGTGATTTTGAGCATACAATTACAATATCTTCTGCTCGCTGTGGGCATTTATATACAACTCTTACTACCCTTGCACATGAAGCAGTCCACATGAGTTTTTATAGGCAAAAAGGGGATAAATGGCTACATCATTCCAAACAGTTTCGAACTAGATGCAAAATGGTGGCAAATGAGCTTGGCTTTGATCCTTTAGAGTTGTAACTTATAGGTATCAAATTAAAGAAGTCTTTAATACCTTTAGGTATATTAATGATTGCTTGAGTAAGGCAATATTTGATTTTGGTTGTAAATTCTTAGCAATTGATTGTCATTAGCCATATCACAAATGTCATCAACAATATGCTGAAGTAATCGCATTTCATCCGCTGTCATTGATTTGCCTACAAACAAATCATTTAAATGCTCTATGATTTCATTTAGCTTATCATCGCCTACTATGTAGCTACTCCGATTAGAATTTATTTTTATTGGTTTGCTCATTCTTCATTTTCCTTTCCAAGTCTTTTACTGACTTGCTCCAGCAACTCCTCATAGGATGTCTGGTATTTTCTTTCAAAACCTTTGACACCCAATCCGTGAACACCAGAGTTTCCCCGATGATGCTCTGGGCATAAAGGCAAGACATCGGATGAAGCCCGTTTAGCTCCATATCTGCGGCAATGATGGAGTTCTGCCGGAGTGCCTTCAACCCCAAAGTAGGTGGCACAGAGAATACATCCGAGTTCTGCAATCTTGTTAAATGCGATCTTTTCATTTTTATTCGCCATCGTAACACTCACATGGAACTTCAGATGTAAACATTTTCATCTGGGCATTATCGGCTTGAATTAACTCTTTCCATGAGTAATTTCTGCCCAATCCTCTAATAGCTGTAAAACTTTCTTTGGCATTTTCTTCCATTGCTAATGCTCTTTCTATTAATTCAGGATGGGTCTGTTTCATTTGCAATATTTCTCTGGGCTTAGAACTAGGGCAAAAAAAACAAGCAGATTTACCCGGTAATGGTAATCCAGCATTTTTAATACTTTCAATGCATTCATCTCTACCCATATTCCAATCTACCAATGGATACATCATATTATATTTTGCTAAAATTTTATCATCTAATTTTCGGTTTGCACGATGTGGCTCATCAGCATCATAACCAATGTATTTATTTACTTTTTCACCTTTAGCCCATATTTCTTTGACCATAGGATGATTTTTAATATATTTATCTTGTGGCTCACCTTTAAATTGCTGTGAACATTTTTTATAACCAAATGCAATAGATGGCAAAGTTTTATGTTGCAAACAAAATTGTTCCAGACCCATGTGCTTACTTGGAGTTTCAGCTTTAACATAGACAATAGCTGGAAATCCTTTAGAAACTAGCCAATTGCTAAACATACGCATATATTCATAAGTTTCAGGTCTTTCACCACCAGTATCAGCAAAAGTTATTAAATCACAAGGAATTCCACGATTAATCATCTCAATCAAAAGAGCTGTGCTGTTTGTGCCAGCACCATAAGAAACTATATTCATTTTGTAGCAATCAAATAAGCACCATAATTGGCAAAACAATAACCAGCATACATACAAGCCAAACCTACATTGCCTTTAGTTAGCTGTTCCACAGATATGTAAAAGTAGATTAATCCAGTCACAATGATTAACCAAGAACTCATGCCATTCCTCTATCAGTTGCTCTATTATTTGCACTTTCAGTCCTGTAAATGTCAATAGTTGCTTCTGCTGACTTCAACTGCCAAAAAAGTGTTACTTCTTCTTCTTGTGCTATTTTAATACCATGCAGAATTTGTATGTAATCTGGATGTGTTTTAGCATCCATTTCCTTGCCAGCTATAGTTGTTTCGGATGATTCTTTCATAAGCAATGCCAGCTTGACCTTTAGAAATTGCTCTAGATAAGACCTATTTGCCTTTGCTTTTCCATGTTTTGCACCTTCTGTGTATAGGAACTTTCTGGCTTCTGTTGCTGATTTTTCTGTAGTTTCCATAATCTTTCCATTTCATCTTGTAATGTTAATCTAGCCAACCAACCTCTCTTTTGTTGCACCAAATCTAACTGCTTTCTACGATCCTTTAATTTCCAGCTTAATAATTCTCTTGCTTCGCATTCTAATCGCCATGCTTCTGATTTCTTAAATTCAGACATCGGTAAATTACCCCATCACTCCATTGCTGATCAACTTTGGCTTCTTCATACAGCCTAATTATCTTTTCAGGATAAACCAAAATTGGTCTTTCGCTACCTCTAAAGCAAAAAGCATATATTAATGGAGCTTTTTTGGTGCTAAACCACTCACCAAATTCAGGCAATAACTTATATTCTGACTGTTTAAAATTATCTGTCCCTTTAACATTTACTACAAAAGTAGCATCTGGTGTATTAACAATGTAATCAGGAATATTTCTGATATATGGGTTTAACCTAAAAAAGTTAGGAATATTGGCTTTGTGCTCATCAAATCCTAGTCTGGTTAAATGAAAGTTTTTAGATTGGCAATATTCTTCAAATAATTCTTCCCCAAGATTAGTTCCTTGGATTCTTTCTGTGTAGGAGTGGTTGCCAGTATTCATATCAGTCAAACAATCCTTTTTGGTAGTTGATGTCTAAATCAATACATTCATACTTTTGATTATCGCCTTTTGGATAGGGCAAAATTGGCATCTTCATATCGTTTAGCATCTTTGCCTTTTCATATTTGTTGCCACTTAAATAAATATATCTGTGGGTAGGCTTTAAATCTTGTATATCTACAATTTTACCTTTTGTGTCTAGACCCCTTCGAATATCAAAGCTAGACCCATCTTCAAATATATATCTTTTCTTAGGTGTGCTTTCGCCTGTGTATATCCAGTTAGTAGCTTGATATATATACCCATGATGATTTTGATTGGGGTCTGCATAGGAAACCAATGCAAGTGGCTTAGGTAGCATTTTGATACATTGAGATACAAAATAGCTCAATAGGTTTTTTACATTGTATTCATTGATTACCAGCCTGTTAAGCTCCAAAGTCTTAACTTTCATGGTGTTAAAAATACATTTGCCATCGTTATAGTTATAGTTTGGTGGGCATCCAAAAGTGCAAACTCCAATGAGCTTTTCATTGTGTACAAGCCCAAAAGCATAAGAAACACTACAAGTTCTTCTGGCATAGTGTTTTTTTAAAAGCCATTCCTGATGCTCACCATTTTGTAATTGAACCACTTTGTATTCTGTCATTGTTAGATTAAAGCATCCTCAAATTTTGTTTTTGGCTTTACTTCTTTTTTTGCAACAATTTTCCAATCTGGTCTTAAAGATATAAGATATTTGGCTTCTGTTTTACTTTTGGTTATACGAATCAATCCTTCTTCATCATAAATGTAGTAAATCATGCCCTAGCCCTTTTATCCCTTTGCTCAAGGATAAACTTCTTCATATCAAAATAGCTATTAAATCTAGCCTGTGTTGGATCTCCACCACATTCAAGCCTATAGGCTTCCTCTATCTGCTTATCTGTACTCAAAGGCAATTCTTTGGCTTTTTGCTGGGCTTGCTGTATCCAGCTTGCTTCAAATGATCTCCAGCCTTTAAAAATAATTGTTTCCAAAACATCTGATAATGGCATTTTTGCCAATTCAGCTTCTTTGACCAATCTTGCCAATACTCTGTCTGTTACTGGTGCTTTAAGCCTTTTCCTGTAAACCATAAAATCATTCCATAAATCAACACTCACTCCATCAGGAGTGGGCATAGTATTTACTTTGGTCTTGGTAATGGTATTGGTATTGGTCTTGGTTGCTATAGGGGTGGCATTAGGGGGGCTATTGGGTGGGCATTGGGATGGCTTTTCTTCCCTATTTGCCCATCGTTTTTCAGCACCTTTCTTACCAGATTCTTTTACAAACTGGTATTTTGCGATTTCCATATCTGCTCTTTTGTTGTGCCAGCAATCATCTTCTAAAACAAAAAATTCAGACAATAATGCTTGAATAATGGATAAATCTGCTTTGACCCTTCTTGCAACTGCTACAGGATCGCTAAATGGTTGCTCATTAAGATAATAAAGGTCAATCATTCGCCTGTAGGCTAAATCTTCTTCATCGCTTAAATGGCTTGTGTGGCTGATGTAATCGCCAATGTGAAATGGGTAAAAATTCATTTTTGCCTTGTCAAAAGCAGTCAAAAGGTGGACTTGGCAGATCGGTGACTAAGCGACTTTTCGGGTGCTACCCTAGCCTGTCCATAGAGTTTACTACTAAAATTCAAATTCCTTGTAATCATATCTTCCATTGTCTTTTTTGTACCAGCCAAAGACAATAATTCGCCATCCAGCAGCTATCAATAGGGGTAAATACTCAGATTCCTCTATTTTTTTTATTCGGGCTGATATATTGCTCTTGGAAGTAATCTGAACCCCTAAAGTTTCGCCTGACCCAATAGCTAATATATCGAATATTCCAAATAGGTCTTTTTTTCTTTTGGTGAAGGCATTGTAGCTTTCGACTACATCGCATTGATAGCCCCTGTCTTTAAGAAGTGCAACTGTTCTTTGATTTAAACTGGTCATCCCTAATCATACAACAAAATACTTTGTTGCTTTTTTACTACATTTTATATTAGGGTATGTCCTATGTCGGTTTTTGTTTACTTTTTAAAAACAGAAGAATAAAGTTTGTGTATGCAGTAAATTTTTTATCACAACCAAAAGGAATCACAATGTTAAATGACTTTCAAGAAAACCCAAATGCAACTGAGCAATATTTTAAAACTCCAGATGGTCATGAAATAAGTTGGACTAAATTGCTATTAATCAAATCAGAAGTTTTGTTAGCAACTGGAGAAGAAATAGATTTAAAAACAGCATTAAGAATGGTAGATTTTATAATTTAAACAATAAGCCCCTTCGGGGGCTACTACATAGGAAAAAATATGAAAAACCCATTAACTACAGAACAGCAAGCACGACTTAAAGCTGCGGCTAGTGGCTTGACTACTGAGCAATTCAGCGAGCTTACTTTAACTGCCAGCAATGCATTTGCTCAAAGAATTGATATGGTCTTGCTAGAGTTGCATCAAGAAGCCCCATTTGCTTTTAAGACCTATGCTTATTTAGATCAAACTAAAAACAAAGTAGTATTTGAAGATAAAAAAGAATTTGGCATTCCTTTCTCACAATATGCTTATAGGAAATAATATGAACACAATATATGAATGGATTGGTGTTATCCTTTTGGGTATCTTACTTGGTTGCATGGTTGGCTGGGGGTTTTAATCATGGGAATGTCAATGCATGATCGCTACTATGAGCCAGAAGATGATGAAGATTATGAAGAAGAAATTGCTGAACTTCTGAATGGCGAATACAACCCAGATTTGCCTGAGAACATACAAAGTGCAATTATGGATGATGCACTTTTTGGCGAGCATTGGGAAACTCTTGTAACTGCTTTGCAAAACAACAACAAAGAATTGATTGGTCTAATTGTGTCCACTTGTATTTATGAATACTGGGAAAATAAAGCAGAAAAGGATTGCCAGCCATGTTAATGTTACTTGTTGCTTTCTTTTTATTTTATGGTGATGCAAGCTGGATCTGGTGGGTTATGTTTGGCTTATTGTCTATTGGCAACTTTGTTAAGTTTTGTCGGGACATGACATGAACCATGAGCCTATGACATTGCAAGAAATTGCACAGGCTGAAGGCATCACTCATCAAAGAGTTGCTCAGATATTGTCATCAGCATTAAAAAAGATTAAAAAAGCCCTTGAACAAAAGGGCATCAAAATACAGGATTTAATATGAGCAAATATAAAGAACTTAGAACTATAGATGTATCTGGTGAAGTAAGAAAAAAGGGTAGGTTTAATTATTTGCCTTGGACTTATGCAGTAGATACATTGTTGCAACATGACCCAGAAGCCACTTGGTTTTATGGTGATGTCATTCATTTTAATGATACTGTAATGGTCAATTGTTCTGTTACTGCTTTTGGCAAAGAAATGACTGAATATTTGCCTGTAATTGATGGAGCAAACAAAGCAATCACTAACCCAAATTCTATGCAAATAAACAATGCTATGAAGCGCTGTTTAGTAAAGGCTATTGCTTTACATGGAATTGGTTTATCCTTATATGCTGGTGATGAATTCTGGGATGAACCAGAAGATTCGCCTACTGATAAAATAATTGCTCAGTTAGAAGGCTGTAAAACTGCCGATGAACTTAAAGCTGTCTTTGGTCTTGCATGGGCTGAGTTGAAAACTAAGAAACAAAAAGAGCAAATTCAACCAATCTATGAAAAGAAAAAGGCAGAGCTAAATGCGACTAGCACAAGAACAACCTGATAATGTTTGTTTTGATTGTGGATCTAAATGGGGTCAAGAGAAACCCAAATATCATGACTATCGGGTTTGGATAGATTCTTGTGATGTATGCAAAAAAATGACTGCTGTAATTGATGCGGCAGAGTATAAATACTTGAAAGTAGGTTGGGATGGAAAAGAAGTTTTGTGTTAGCTGTCAAGTAGAAAGAGAAGCAAAAAGTTTTAAATTAGTTTTAAGAAATAAGACAAAAGTTTGGAAATGTGGAGTTTGTATTAAAAGACAATCCGATCAACACTATAGGAGTAAAAATGTTAAACAATGATTATATTTATACCCCAGCAAGCACAGACATTACTCTACGCTGGAAAAAAATTTATGGTTATGTTCCAGCAAGTGAGCAAGAGTTTTACAAAAAGAAGTGGGCTGATTTTAAATCAAAATTCAATAAGACACTTGAAGATTCTGATGCTATATTTATTGATCCTAAAGTGCAACAAATTTGGCGAAAGCAAAAAGTATGAATCCATTTGCACAACAGGAATTTGACAAGATACCAAAAGCTGTCTATGCACCTGAAGAATATTTTGAAATGGGTTGGATGGCGGCAATAAACACTTTGTCCAAAGAATTTATGACCAAATGGGAGCAATCAGAATTGGAAGATACTCAGCTAATTCATCAGAACCAACATATTCCTATGCCTGATGATGATGCAGAATGAGTGGTATCCAATTTGTTTTGAATCTAGACTGCAATACAAATCATGGGTAGAAGCAAGAAATTATGCACATGAAGTTGTTTCGGTTTGTGATGATTGCGATTTTGTATATTCAATGGAAATGCAAAAACAAAATAGATGCAACCCTCAAGAAGCCATTTACCTATCAACTAACAGTAAGAAACCATGCAAACAAAAGATTATTCAGAACTTTACCTAGACACTCAATGTGCCATTAAAAATTGTCATTTGCTTTGTTTAAAAAGCGATTGGGTAGGAGCAAGCAAAGCGGCAGAAGCGGCATCAGAATATGCAAAACAATTACAGGAAACGATAAAACAATATGACCACCTTTATAACGGAAGATAGAATTAATGCTGAACCCATCCCATTTGCTGGAATAGTTGATTTATCAGTTCAACAGGGTACAGATGAATGGAAACAACTTCGGCTTGGCAAAGTGACAGCCAGCCGAGTTTCTGATGTCATGAGCAAAATAAAATCTGGTGAATCTGCCAGTAGAAGAAACTATAAGATGGATTTGGTGGTAGAAAGGCTTACAGGACTGCCCACAAGCAGTTTTAGCAGTTCAGCTATGCAATGGGGTACAGAAACAGAGCCATTGGCTAGAATGGCTTATGAAGCCTATTCTGGGGTATTTGTGGATCAGATTGCTTTTTGCAACCATCCTACAATTGAATGGTTTGGCTGTAGTCCAGATGGTTTAGTGGGTGATGGGCTAATGGAAATTAAATGCCCTAATACTGCAAATCATATAGATTATCTATTGGCTGGAATTCCCCCAGCAAAGTATGTCCCACAAATGCAAACTCAAATGGCTTGTACAGGGTCTAAATGGTGTGATTTTGTATCATTTGATCCTAGACTGCCACCTGAATTGCAGTTGTTTGTAGTTCGCCTGAATCGGGATGAAGCATATATTCAGGAAATAGAAGCAGAAGTTAAGCAATTTTTAGAAGAAGTTAAACAAGTTTATACACAATTGAAAGAGAGAAGTTATGGGCATTAAATATGATTGCATCGTCAAAAATGGCACATATACCGATAAAATGGGCAATGAAAAAAATCGGTGGCAAAAGATTGGTGTTTGTGTTGATACCAAACAAGGTGGGTTAGCTATCAAATTAGAAGCTATCCCTGTGTCTTGGGATGGTTGGATTTCTTTAGCAGAGCCAAAGCCAAAAGAATCTGGTGCTGGTAATCCTGTGCCTAATGGTGCTGGATTGGGTGGAATTGAAGAAGATATACCTTTTTAATGCTGTTTAGCAGATAGGACTAACACTTCACGATTCTGCTGACAGCCCAGAATATTCCTATCAGGCTGTCAATACTTGCATTGCTTTGTTGATTTTGACAATTCGATCATCCAAGCCATTAAAACCACCATTTATTCGCTTAGTCATCTCTTTGTAGTCTTTGGCATCTGCAAGGGCATTTAAACCCTTCTTATTCCAAAACCAGCCAGCAGACATACTGGCATAAGGCATTTCTGTCAAAAGGTCTGGATCAGCGATTAAATCAATATTAAGGGCATCTGATAAGGTTTTGTATAAATCCTTGCCTGTGCATTGAATAAGCCCTCTGCCCCTGTATTTCCAGCCATCACCAGATTCTTCATCACCATTGCCCATACGATTTGCATAGACTTTGTTGGCAATCATATCTGGATGCCTTGCATATTTATTAGCAATTTCATCAGAAGGAAATCTTGAACCCCATACAGCCTTTAAACCATTTGCTGAATAATTTAGGTTTTCTTGCAATATTTTGAAATTAGCTGATTCATGCATACATTGACCAAGAAATGCGGCTTGGCGAACTGTATTGTTGATTGAATATCTATCACAAGTTTTTTGAATCCAAGGCAACCAATCAGGGTTAATACCTAGTTTTGCTAATTGCTCACTTGTCATTCATCTGATCCAATTTTGATACCAGTTATCAGCCCTATAAACCCACCCACAATCGTCTGGAAAGCTGGTGTAATTGCTTCAAAAATCTTGGTGTTATCTATTGCTGAGTTAAAAAGCCCTATAAGCAAAACACCAACCATGCTAAGAAGGATGATGGCTAAAGTAGCACAAGCCACAAGTGTAATTGAAGCATTTAACTGCTCTTTGTTCACTTGTTTTTTTCTTTCATATCTATGATTTTCTCTAGTGTTCTGCCACCAAAGTAAAAGGACATAATCAACATACCCCATTGACCAAGCAATTCTACATATTTGGTATTGGTGTCCATTTGAAATGCAGACATCATAGCAAATACAAAATATCCAGCAAGAATGGCTATAAGGGTCATGGGTCTAATATTTTTAGAAAGCCAGCTATCAGATGCCATATCAGCACTTTGTCGTTTTGTTAGCTCTTGGGCTTCTACTGAATCAGCTTGAAGTTCTGCCAATCTTCCTTGCTGTTGCAACTCTAATAACTTTGCTTGTGCTTCTGCTTTGGCAGTTGGATCTGGAATGACTTTATCTAAAATCTTCATTCCTACATTGATAATGTCATCTATACCAAACATATTATTTCCAATGCACTTTAAATAGTTCTAAACCATACATAACCAATGCAATTGCCGCTGAACTTAATAAACCAATAAAGGTTTTTTCAATAACAGCTTTTCTAAATGCGGCTCTTTTTGCTTCTGCTTCTATTGCCAATCGAACCCATTTAATTTCATCGTCTGATAAAGGATGCTGTTCAACAGCTTCAGAAATTACTTCTTTAAGAAGGGCTACTAATTCTTCTTTTTCGATTTGATTTAAAGCCATAGCAGTTCCAGATATTAATGGGTTAATTAATCTTATATTATCTGGTCAAGGAATTTTATCACTTCTTCTGGTTTTACAAAAGCATCATTATTATGCTCAGTAAAATCCCACCATAAGAACTGATTTTTAGCCAAATAATCCCTACTTTTTAATAGGTTTATATTATCTATATGCCCAAATATTAATGGATCGGATACAGACCAAAGAACAATTCCTTTTTTGTTTTTGCTCCATGCCAAATGCTGAAAAAAGCTATCTATCCCAATCCAAGTTTTGCACTCTTGTAATAAATTACATAATTCTGTAATGGGCAAATTTTTTCTGAAATCATCTACTAACTGTTCTTCGCCTTCTACTCCAATCTGAATAATAGGCTCATCTATAAGCTCAATTAGTTCTTTCCAATATGGGTAATTTTTGGGATTTCTTTTCCCATTTACAAGGGCTTTGGCATAAGGATGAATGATTATCATAAATACATTTTCCTGTAGGCATTTTCTAAACTATCTTTCCAATCCCATTGGCACATCTTTTTATAAATGTTCCATTGGTCAATATCACCAAATAAATGCTTGGCTTCTGCTATTGACCTTCCGGCAACAATTTCAGGATAGCAAGTAAAAATAACTGGATTAGGAATTTCAGGAAGTATATGATTGAAAACGATATGGTCACCAATGCCAGAATTAAGAACAACAATGGTTGAATCAGAAAGTCCAACAATATTTCTAAAAATAGCTTCATCATGGGCGAACATTTCTTGGTTGGTTTCACTTCTAATTCCCCCTTCTGGGTTTTTAAAATGCCAAGTAATGGCATGAGGAGCAACAATAACCTTATATCCTTTTTGATGCAGTCCATAAGTAAATAAAGTTTCTTCCCTATGAGCCACTCTAGAAAGTCCTAGATTGTAGTCATGCACTCCAGCACGATATAAAAATGAACAATGCAAATGCTCTACTTCTTTGGAATGCTTAATAATGCCCCATTGGATATTGGGCTCAAAATCAATATCAGCAATTTTTCCTGTGGATTTGGAAGCATCAAAGATATTTGGCATAGTAAGTATTGATCCACCTACTGCACCAACTTTATCTATTTCAGTATAAGCAAGTAAATTTCCTAATACATCTGGCTCTGGGATTGCATCATCATCGCATCGCCAAACCCATTCATAGCCAAACTCATTTGCTTTTTGATGTATATGGTGCTGACCTTTTTTCTCAGCAAATAACCATTCCCAAGCAATTTTTTTGTAATCAAGAATTTGGAAAAAGTGCTGGTACATAGGCTCTTTTCGCATATCTTGTGGCTCATCATTGTCATCAAATATCACCAGCTTATCTGGTAATCTTGTTTGATTAATAATGGCATTTAAAACTAAGGGTAAAGTTGTAAAATATCTGCCCCTAGTTGCTACAGAACATAATACTTTAGGCATTGTCCCACCTACAAAGCATTAGATTGCATCTATTTTCAGGTGTAACTTCTTGCATCACATCTGATACTTTGCCATGCTCATTGATATAGGCAAAAGTAAAATCTGGAAAGTCTGCTTCTGTAAGCCCATGTAGTTTGTGATGCTCACCCCAAAAACCTTTTGGCTCATCGTGTGGAACTGTAATAAGTAGTCTTTTACAATGATTTTGTAGCTTTTTTACAACATCTAATCCATTATCAAGGTGCTCAATTACTTCAAAAGCAATGATAGTGTCGTATTGATCTAGGGCATAAGTATTGATGTCTGCTTGATCAAAGTGCCTATGCTTGCCCCAATTTTGCTCTTTAGCTACCTCGACAATAATTGAATCATAGTCTAATCCTGTGTATTCAATTTGATTTGAAAAGAATTGACAGCCATATCCTGTGGAGCATCCCACTTCTAATATCGAGTTGCCTAGCAGATTTTGATTAGCCCAAAGATACCTAGTTGTTTCTCTAGGAAATACTGGATCACCTTTTAGGAACACCGCCCTTTCATAGTTGTTGGTTAATCGCCAACGATACCATTCAGGATGATGTTCCTTTGCTAAATTTAAAACATGAAGCTCAAGTATTTGTTCCCATTGTGTTGCTATATCTAATCCATATAGTGTTTTCATCTTGTCCTATCATATATTATGGTCTTGGATAGACTAAATCTACCAATGTTCCTGATGTTAAACCAGTTGCAAATACTACCGATGTTCCACTTGTTACTGTTACATCACTTCCATTTCGCATTTTAACTCCATTGGCAAATACTTCAATTTTGCCAGAAGAATATGTTACGGAAGTTGTAAATGTTGTTTGCGATGCAGTAGCAGTAAATACATCATAAATTAATCCAGTTGCATTACCACTATAGCCTGAGTAGCCTGATGTGCCTTGTGCTCCAGAGTAGCCTGAGAATCCAGACAGTCCTGTTGCTCCAGTTGCCCCACTATAGCCACTAAACCCTGATGTCCCTGTTGCCCCTGTTGCACCCGAATAGCCACTAAAGCCTGATGCTCCATTTGCACCAGAGAATCCACTAATACCAGATGTCCCATTAATGCCTGAGAAACCAGAATAACCAGATACACCTGATCCTGAATAGCCTGAATAACCTGATATACCACTTGCACCTACAGCACCAGAATAGCCACTAAATCCAGATGCGCCATTAATGCCACTAAATCCTGACAATCCACTATAGCCACTAAACCCTGAATATCCAGAATAGCCTGAATAACCTGATACACCATTAACAAGTGCAAAAATTAAATTACTTGTATTTGAAAAGTTTGTTGTTCCAGTTCCAGAGCTTGATACCAAAGTTACTGGATAAGTCCAATAGGCAGTAGATGTACCAGCATTAGTAACAGTTGGAGTTCCAGAAATTGTCCAAACTTGATTATTGGCACTTGAGTTTGAATCTTGAATTACAAATTGTTCACCATTGGACAATAATGATAAATAAATATCAATATCAATATTATTCGATGTTAGATGTGAAACATTAATTGCAGTAGCATCTATTTGAGTTGAATTATTCCAAAGAATATTTCCATTACCCGGATAACCAGATTGTATATTTGCTCTTGCTTGATATTGAAAATAACTTGAAGATAATCCGCGCTCTCCACTAAATCCACTATATCCAGATATGCCTGAATCACCACTAAAACCAGAATATCCTGATATACCACTATATCCTGAAAATCCACTTATTCCAGATTCGCCTGAGAAACCTGATTGTCCAGACCATCCAGAAATTCCACTAAAGCCAGAAATTCCAGATTGTCCATTTTGACCTGAATAACCACTTAGACCATTAATTCCAGAATATCCTGATATGCCAGAAAATCCAGAAATGCCACTATCGCCAGAATAGCCAGAGAATCCACTTATGCCAGAATCGCCACTAAATCCAGAGATTCCAGAATCCCCTGAAAAACCAGAGAAACCACTAATACCAGAATCGCCACTAAATCCTGAGTAGCCAGAAATACCAGAATCACCAGAGTAGCCAGAAAAACCAGAAGTGCCTGATTCGCCTGAAAAACCACTTAATCCATCTTGACCAGAAAATCCACTATATCCTGATTCGCCTGAGAATCCTGATTGCCCATCTTGACCTGAATAGCCACTATAACCAGACTGTCCATCTTGTCCTGAATAGCCACTATAGCCAGATTCGCCTTGTATTGATTCGCCAGAATATCCTGAGAAACCACTAATTCCAGATTCACCAGAGAAACCTGAAAAACCACTAATTCCACTTTGACCAGCCGGACCAACTATTTGTCCAACATCAGTCCATGATGATCCTGTCCATATATACAGATCACCATTTGATTCAACAATATAACCATCATTTAAATTGCCAGTTGTAGGTAAATCTTCTGGTGTTGGTACTGTGCCAAGAATATTAATTGATGTGCCTTGCTGACCACTATAGCCAGAAAATCCGCTATAGCCACTAATGCCAGATTCCCCAGAAAAACCAGATATACCAGAAGCACCATCTTGACCACTAAAACCAGAAATGCCAGATTGTCCATTTTGACCAGAATAACCGCTAAATCCTGATGTGCCTTGTGCTCCTGAAAATCCTGAATAGCCACTTACACCAATTCCACTATATCCAGAATATCCGCTTGTGCCAGATGCACCAACCTGACCAGAATATCCACTTGCTCCAGATTGTCCTGAAAAGCCAGAATATCCTGATGTGCCTGAACCAGAAGCCCCAGAAAAGCCTGAGAAGCCTGATATGCCACTTCCTGAGTAGCCACTATAGCCTGATGTTCCAGAAGCTCCTGTAGCCCCACTAAAGCCCGAATAACCACTATAGCCTGATACACCACTTTGAGCATTGCCATTTAAACCACTATAGCCCGAGAACCCTGAGAAACCAGAATATCCAGATGCTCCTGTTGCTCCAGCCGGTCCAGCAGTTCCTTTGTCAATGACTAAAGTAATTTGATTAGGATTTTCATAATTGATTGTTGGCATGACTAGACCTTAATTATTAACAATAGCATCAGAACGAACAATAAATAACAAGAAAATAATCAAGTCATTTGCTGGAGTTGTACCAGATGCCGAAAAAGAAATTTTAATGCGACCAGAAAAGCCAGCACCATTGACATTTGCTATATCCAATTCTGGTTGCCCAGCAATTAAATCCCAAGCATCATCATCAATTACAAGTGTAAATGACCCATCAACATCGCTAATATTTGTAATGGTCAAATCAATAGGATCTGGAGTTGGTGTGTAATCGCCAATATCAAAAGTCAATCCATACCGACTATCTCGAACATTGGTTAATGTTCTGCGAATGATTTGTGCATCAATTGTGGCATCTGCAAGATTAATGGCAATTCCATCATTGTCCAATAATTGCAAATTCCAAAAAGTTTTTTGTTGCCAGACAAGTTCGCCAGCAATAATTTGATTGTCAAACCCACTTACTTGTGTAAGTGTGTTCTTGTTAAAGACTGCCATGATTTCTCCAATTCTCGGTTAATAGGGAATGGCACTCCACTCACCTACGAATCATATATTGTCTTTTTTGTTTATTTTAACTTCAATACTTGCCTTCAGCAAATACATTTACAAATACTGTTCCATCTTCTAATGCTTCAATTTCATGCCACTCACCAGCGGGTAAATTTAAAGGCTGGCTATCCTTATTAATTGTATAGCTACGACCTTCAAGACTTACTAAACAAGAACCAGCATTACAAATTGTTGCATGAGAATAATTATGTTCATGCTTTGGCAAACCTTCACCTATGTTGGCATGATACACACTTAATTGTGTTCCATCATAAGTAAAACTATGTCGTAAGTTGGCTTGTTTGACCATTTGCTTTTTTCGTTTTTACAGGCATCCATTTACCAACATATCCCATTGGTGCATTTATATATCGCACCTGCATTTCTATTGTTCCAATTTCTTTTTGAAACATACGAAACTCTGGGCTAGAGTTAGGATAAATCCCATATTCCATTATGCAGATTGTGTTCCTGTGGTTTGTGGTTGGTCTTGTAAGGGTGGTGGAACATAAGGGGCAATAGTTCCATAATCACCAGCAACGGCATTATTAAATAACTCTACACCATAAGGCATTGGGTCATAAGGAGTTGCTAAAAATGGAAGTTCATCAGCCATTTCTTCAAATTTTACAATTAAATTAATTGCAGTATGTTGTGCATCATTCCAAACTGGGTCTTTTGCATATTCAATTGTTAGCATTTTATTTTCCTTTATTAAGCAACACGACAAAATAAACCAACCCCAGTTCCACCGCTAGCACCAGCTTCAGATATTCGAATGGTAGCACCCATGTATTTCCATGTTCCTGATAAATTGTCAGCTAAATCAATACCAAGACCACAATGACCAAAAGTTGTTTGTCCAGCAGACTTAACTTGATTAGCACCACCGCCAGCAGAATAATTGCTTCCACTACTAAAAACTGAATTATTACTAGCACCACTACTATCGCCACCCATAACATAACTTCCAACAGTATTAAATCCGGGGCAAGCAACAGACAAAGTTCCAGAACTTGTAATTGTTCCACCTTGTAGTCCATTACCAGTAGCTACTGAGGTTACTGTTCCAGCACCAATACTATTGCTTGATGCAGAAGTAATATGCCCTTGTGCATTTACTGTAATTGTTGCCGCAGTATAAGTATTAGCAGTTACACCAGAGTTTGCATGGTTTATAGTTGCAGAACCACCAAGAGCAATAGCACCACCACCAGATAATGCTGTCCCAGGGGTAACAGTTACAGAACTATTCTGTAAACCAGTATTATCAGTTTGACCTGATGAATTTAGTTTGTTCGCAAATTGCGATAGGTTAAAGGCTTGTGTCATTTAGACTGCTCCTGTTCTGGCAAAAGTTTGTTGCACTAAAATGTTAGTATTTACTGTTGGGGTTGTTGTTAAAGTATAAAGCGATCCTGATGTAGCTGTAAAATCTGTTCCATTAAACTGCAATATTCCATTATTATATAGATTAAAAGCATTAATATTGTAGCTAAAACTGTAATTAGATTGTCCAATTACTGTAAAAGCATCCACATTTACTGGTGTTCCATTGGCTACCCCAAGGTTATTTGGTGACCATTGGATTACCTCTAAGTCCCCAGAAGTATTGCCAACAAAGGTAATAGTTTGGTCTGATAAATTGTAATCTTGGGCATTTACCACAGTTCCATTAAGGAAAAGCAATTCATAGCCATCTGTAATGGTAAACCCTGATGCAGTATAAGAGCCCTGATTGCTTAGGCTGGCTGAATTTCTAGTAAAAGAAGCATATACCCCAGTTGTGCTATTTACAGATTTCATGGACACAATGGTAATTTTGTCCCCTAAAGTAGCCCCTGTAGCCAAAGTAACTGTGCCAGTTGAGCCACCAGTATCGGTATATTCGCTAGGATTTAATAAACAGCCATTTTGGAATACTAAGCATTGACCACTTATATATCCTGATGATCTAGTTACTGTAAACACAGTTTGACCAGAAGTAGCTGTAAATTGCTGTTCTGTGTAATAGAAATCATCTGGGGTCTGAAATCCTACTACACGACCATAAATATCAATGGTTAAAGTCGCTACAGAAGAAGTTTTTGTATATGGACCGCCAAAATCTAAGTATTCTTGCAAGCCAGCAACAATGTTTCCATCAGCATTATTGTAGATTTTGACTTGTCCAGTACCAACAGATGTAGTTCCTGTAGTGGTTAATTGTCCAGTTCTTACATCAAGATTAATATTATTTGTGCCATCAGGCAAACCATTCCAAATTGAAGGGTCATATACAAGAATTTGTGTTGGAACAAAAGCGGCAGTACCAGCGGCATAATCAGCAAAACCAGTAGAAAAACTAAATTTACGACCAGTTCTATTGCTAAATAATAAATATACATTTGTTCCAAAAGCTGTAGGTGCTAGATACCATGTGTAATCTGCTGGATCTGTGCTGACATCAGTATTGGCAGTATTATGCAAACCATAATAAGTTTTGTTTCTTGGGTTAAGACTAAATCCTGTGCCATCAATAGCATCAGCATAAGCAACATTCAAATTTTGATAAGCATATTGAAATGTTGTTGGTCTCCATTGCAATAAAGTGCTATGAGGGCTATAAGCAGAAGAAGCAAGACTATTAACCATTCTGCTAAAGAAATACCAATCACCGGCTGGAATATTAGTTAATGTAATGTTTGGAAGAATTGTATTTACATTCCAAGGTGTTCCATTAGATTGAATTTCACTTGTGCCAGCAAAATACATTTGCTCTTGCAATGGATTAGCAAAAGCTGAATACCAAACTTCAGCATATTGTGTAATGCCAGAAGGAGCAGTTTTTACTTGAACAACAAAAGATGGATTTGTGGCAGTTGGAAATTGAGATATTATTTGTGGGGCTTCTGGAATGCCAAAAAATGTGGGATCTCCAATACCAGTATTAGGTGCTGGGGTAAATTGAGTTACCATTACATCATCATAAACAGAAGCATTGTATTCAGACATATTAAGCTGAACACCAATAGAACCATCATCATTAAATGCTTGAACAACTTTATTAATTCTAAATGGTTTATCTGTCCAGCCATAATTTGAGTTTGTTACAGATACAATATCTCCAGCATCTAATTGGATGCCTTCAAAATTAACAGTAACTTGCATTTGCAAATCTTCACGACCAGCTTTTAATAATCTATTAGCAATATATTGTGCAGTAACACTATTATTAGTTAATGGCAAACTAATAGATACTTTATTTACAGGCTCATTGGGATATAAAAGCGATGGATTAATTTGTGCCAAATCAAATGTAGAAGAATTAAATGCATCTTGATTTGATTCATCTGGGAATTTTGCTTCAATAATATTATAAGAATTGGCAATATCTAATGGAGTAATGCTAATAGCAGAAATCATATTGCTATCAGTAATATCCATTACTGTTTCATAATCAGGCTTTTGAACTATTACACCCCATTGTGCAGTAATTTCATTATATTTAATTAAGCAATCACAACAAGTAGCCATGTCTTGTAAATTTTGCATGACTGTTTTGGTTGTATCTAATGTGCCATTAAACTTAAATCTTGGTTGTGTTGCATATCCACCACCATAAGGGATATATTCAAAATTTTCATCTGAATACACAGTAAGAGCATCAAGACTATCAGTATTAATTTGATTGGCTGGAATAGCACAACCATATCTGGTATTAATTAAATAATCATAAAAACAATCTCCAGTAGAGCTTCTGGGATTTGTAATTTGGAATTTTGTTGCCTCAAGACCACGAATGTTGGCTGATTGACTATAAGACAAATGAAGAATTGCAAAAGCACAATTGCTCATTAATTTAGTGTCATCCCATGTATAAGTAAGCCCAGATGCTTGCAATACTTCAATAGCAGTATATGGAGAATTTACTGGGCTGTTTGATCCATTGCTATAAAGATAAAATTCAATTCTTCCATTAACAGTTGTATCTACAATACCAGTTGATTCATCTGTAAGGCTTGCTACTGTATATCCATTTCCTTGAAAAGTAACTAATTTGCCACCAAAATAAATATCACCAAATGTATATTCATCAGGGGTTTGTCCATCATTTGTATTGGTTACTTCTGCAATAGAAAGCACATAATAAATTTGCTGATTATCTTCGCTAATAGTAAGGTCTGTTACAGTTCCACCAACATAAGCAGAGCCATAAAGCACAGGAAGTTTATTATCTGTTGCTGGAGAAATTTGTTGGCGATTACCGGGGTTTTCGCTACCACCAGATATTCCAGTATCAAATGAGGGTTGATTAGAAAAAGCCTTTGTGACAATCATGGCTACAACCATATTGATTGCCATAGCCGCAAAAAATCCTACTGTACCAACTGCCGCAGAATAGCCCAATGCAACTACAATGGTTGCACCAATAGCAAATACTGGTGATGCTAATGTTAGCAAAGATAAAAATACCAGTATTTTTTTATTCATTATTGAATCCAATTTTCATCTAATTTTGTAAACCCAAATTTTCCATACTTTATATCAGGGCTAGTAACCATTTTTGCTATTGCAAACATAGCTATTCTGCCTTCTTCTTTTAACTTATTTCCATATTCAACATATTTTTTTAATAATCTATATCCAATACTTGTATTTCTTTTTTCTGGTTTAACATACCATGCCAATTCTTGCATATATAAGGTTTTGTCGCACCATACTGTAGGAGTAATAATTGCCATTATTAATCCCACATTATCTTCTATAAATATAATTCCAGCACCAGCCAATATTGTATCTAACATCTTATTCCAATATGGCTCATTATCTAATCCCTGATATTGTTTAATATTAGATTCTGCTCTAAACAATTTCATTAATTCAATAATCTGCTCTTTATCTTGTCTTGTGGCTTGTCTTATCATGAGTTTGGCGATGCTCCTTTGCCAAAGTTGTAATTAATATTAGTAATAAAAGCAACTCTATCCATACTGGTATCACCAGCATTAAAAAATTGCCAATTATTATTATTGGTATATCTTCCAGCAGTTCTATTTTTAAGTATTAGTTGAATAGAAGATGCGGCAACTGTAATAACACCAACAAATGCCCTTATTTCTTCCATCCAAGTTTCATCAATAGCAAAAGAGTTAATATAGCCATTAAAGAATTGATACAAACCACCTGATCCACCAGTTGTTAGCAATTCACCATCAGTATTAAAAAAGCCTTTCCATGCTTCAATTTGGCTTCCCTTAATTTGGTTTCCCAATACCCAGCCTAAAGCGGCTGTATCAATACCAACCAAAGTAAAAGTGGTTTCATTTGCAGTAGATTTAATATCTCTTTGAGTATCGCCTACTTTAATTAATACTCCCAAAGCATCAAATGGCTGTGAATCAACTTCTGGAACTGTAATTGCTGATGCTGTAGATGCAAAGCGATAGATTGCATCAGGTGTAGTTACCCTAACAAAATCTGCATATCGAATATTATTTGTATTGTTTACTGGTGGAATTACATTCATAGGACACTTTCAAAAGCTCTAAATGATCCAGACCATTCAATAAAAGAATCATTAGTGATTGGTTTTAAAGTATATGTAGGGTAATCCCTAAGAACAACCTGAAATGTAATCCCTGTATAAGTTGTTCCACCCATGCTTACTGTTGTTCCATATTGTCCAATAACAGCATTAACTGGGCTGACTAATGTAGTAATTAAGTTGCGATGAACAGGGATAGTAACAGTAGATCCAGAGCCACGCAATACATCAGCAGTTGCAATATAAGAATACAATCCAACCTGACAAAAATCACCAGCACGAACAACATATTTGTTAGATGGCATATCTGTGTTGTTTGGCAAATTGCCCAATACTAAATTTTTATTAGCTGAACTGGTTTGCCATTGAGCAGTAGAAATTTGCCCAGATGTCATTTCGCCTTGATAATAAATATAATTTTCCCAGCCTGTAGTGCCAAAATTTAAATATTGAGCCAAGGCTTTATCTGGAATTCGCAATGAGTTTAGCAATGCTCTATTTTCGCTATAAAGAAGATAGTTCATTGGCTTTAATTCAAAAGCAAATGGCACAACAGTAATGATTTCTGAAGTGCTTATTCTTTGGTTTCTGCTAACCATTTGACCAACAAATCTTTGGTCATTAATTCCTACTGATTCGCTAATAGCGAGAATTTGATTTAAGCTCATAATTATCTACCCGCTGGTATTGAACGATTAGCAGATTGATTCATGCTCCAAATCGTCATTTTATTTTTAGCAAGAAATTGAATTCCAGACTGAGTATCAATAGCTTGCATACTTTGAATAACCGGACCATTGTAAACAGTCTGTGCTTGATTGCTTAATTGACTACTTAATTGTTGATTTGGAATTACAGTTCCACCTCTTTGTGGAATAAATAGTTCCGGTCCATTTTCGCCAACTAATGTAGGTTGATCAATATAACCACCATCTGCCGCTGCACCAATAGTAAATGATGCTCCACCAACCCCAGTAAAAGCTCCACCGGGGCTTGCTCCAGCACCTACAGCAGTAGAATTAAATCCACCAAATAAACCACCAGCGGCAGAGCTAAACAATTGCATCATTTGCATACGCAATTGAATTTTGATAAGGTCTTTAATAACACTAGATGCAAAATCGCCAAATGCAATTTTTCCTGTGTTTACAAAATTATCAATTGCAGTATTCATGTTGCTTGTAAATGAACTGAACATATCTGATGCTAATTTGCCATAGTTGCCAGCATCTTCAGCATATTGAGCAAATGCCCTGTCCCAGCCATACGCAAATGTTCTTTGTTCAGCAATGGCGGCTTGCTCTTTTGCTTGAGCGGCTTTTACAAAAGCATCACTAAGCTCTTGAACCTTAGCAATTTGTCTATCATATTCATCTAAAACTTTTTGTGTAGCATCACGACCAGCCGCTTCTTCTCGCCTTTTGGTAATGTCATCAATTTTTCTGCTGGTTGTATCCAAGACTTGATTGATGGTTTCTTGAACCCTTCTTTCATCATTTGTCATTCCAGCCATTTTGATTCTAGTATCTAATTGCTGTAATGCAAATTTTTGCTGTCTTTCATATTCGACTGAAATTAACTTTGCCATTTCAAGCATAGTTTTTTCTTTATCGGCAATAGACTTTTCTTTTTCCGATAACTTGTCATACTTTGTGCCTTCTAACAAAGGCTTTGGTGCTTCTTTAGGTTTTTTAGGTGCATTAGCTCCAGAAAATTCAGTTCCTTGAGCCATTGGGTTATTAGGATCAAAGTTAATTGTGCCACCTTGATCTTTAAATTCTTGATATTGCTCTTTAAGAGTTGCCAAATAATTAACAATGGCAGTCAATGGCTGAATCAGCTTAACCATAAAGTAATAAGTATTGCTTACACCTTTTTGGATATTATCCCAAGCATCTCCAGCATCTCTTAAAGCAGATTCCAATTCTGGATCTGCAATCTTTTTATATTGCTCTGTATATTTTTCCCAATCTATGCCTTTGGCGGCTTTGCCCAAAAGCTCTACTGCTTTAGCATTTCTTAAAATTGGATCTTCAATTGCTCCCAGTTGCTCTGCAACTCTTTGCATCAATTGTTCTGGGTTTAGTTTTTGAACTTCAGCGGCAGTAATACCTACTTGTTTAAAAGCATCTCTAAGTTTGTCGCTACCATCTTTTGCTTCTTGAGTATTGACTGCCAGCTTAGTAAGCATTACTCCTAAGTTTTCAGCTTTGCCACCTGACATTTCTAGGGCTTTGCCCATGCCAACAATAGCACCTATGCTGGTATCAAATGCATCTGCCATATCCGATATGGCATCGGCTTTTTCAAATATTTTATAAAGACCAGCCATAGCAAGACCAACACCAAGACCAACCTTGCCCATAGTCGCACCAAATTCTGATGCGGCTTGCTGGGCATTTCTAAAAGCCTTCTTTTGATTGGCTTCAAATTGCTTAGTGTTTTTGGTGGCATCTTCTAAACCAGCCTTAAATTCAGAAGAATCTAAAGCTAGTTTGACACCTAATCTTGCAAGTATTGACATTTACCCACCCTTAAATCTTTTTGGATCAAACCCTTTTGCCCTAGTAATAAACATAGATAGGGCTTCATTTACTACTTGTTTATTATCTTGTGGTGGATAAAGATACTCATAAAATCGCTTACCTATTACTTCTTGTAATTTATAAGCTGGTTTATTTGGCTCTCTTATATAATTATATACCCCTGTAGTTAAACTGCCAATGGCTTCAACAATGCTTTGATTGCCAATTTGTCCATCTGCATACATGACTACAATTTGTCTAAAAATATCTTCATCTAGTTCATCTGGATTAGCTCCATGAGCCAACATATAAATCTTAGCTTGCTGTCTGATGGAGCTAATTAGTTTTTTCTTATTTCCTCATAGCTAGGGCTAATTACTTCTGCAATTTTTCTAACCAAATCATATTGAACAGGCTTTGGAAAATCCTCAGAAATTTCTTCATAGGTAATATCTGTAAGGGTTTCTCCGTTAGGAAGCACTAACAATTTGAATGATTCCACAATTCTAATCTCGCTACCAGCCTGAGCTTCTGCAAGTTTTCTCAAAGAAGTTTCACCCATCATTACATCATTTTCTAGAAATTGAATGTCTGCATCTGAATTTTCAACTTCTTCTTTTCTAGCCAAAATCCCTTTAGTTAGCTCTACATATTTTTCTTCCACCAATTCTGGTGGTGGAGCTTCAGATTTTTTAAATATTTCTTCTGCTTCTTTAGTCTTAGGAATTCTGACCTTGAACTCTTGACCTTTAAAATCAAATGTCCTAGTTCTAATAGCATCTAAATTGACCTTCAATGATTCTGCTAATCTGCTCATGTTTTATACCTTTTTTGATTTGTATTGTTGAAGTTTATAAGTTAAAAAAGTGCCTAGAATGTTAATTACTCTAGATGCTTGGGATTCTAATGCTGGTCTAAGATAAGGCTGTGGAGCAACTGCTTTATTGCCAAACTCTTGTGAAATACCTCTTTTGTCTGTTCTGGCTGACACTATACCAATGGCTATATCATTTGGCTCTGAATATATAGACCTTTGATCTCTTGAGTTGGGAACTCTAGCAGTAAGTTTAATACTGTCCTTTAAGTGAGGAGTGGTATTGTTATTTTCATCATAAGGGGCTAATTGCCTTGCACTTTGCAAAACTGGTTGCATAGCATTTCTGATAGCTGGCAAAAGGACTTTGCTGGCAGTTTTGCCATAACACAAATCTTCACCCATCTCTATTAATACAGCTTCTAGTTCTTTGAAGCCTTCTGTTTTGACTGAAATAATTTCAGCCATTTTATTCCACCGCTTTAATTAGCTTATGGAAAATAGCATTGTTTAATTTGCCAACATAATCTACCACTTCTTCTGGTGATAGCTTGTCTGCATGATATTTGGCTATTTCATAAGCCATACTGATTCCAGCAATACGCTGTTGCTTAAACCCAAACCAATTCTTACTTTCTGAATTGGCTTGGGAAATAATGTAGTTTAGTAAATCTTGTGATCCATTCTGTGCTGTCATATATTTTTCTATTAAGTATTGTTAGACCAGCCATAAGAATTGCCACCAACTGGATGAATAGTGAAGATAAATTTACCTTCAGCAGTTGGAGACATATCCCATTGCAAACCACCTACACGACCATTAAATGCATAAGCAACTGTATCTGTACCATCATAAACAGCGATTACATAAGTACGGATAATTGTGCCATTGTAGCCATCATCACGAATTAACAATTGTGCTGTATCTTCTGGATTCCATGCAGAAGTAATTGTCAAAGAAGTAACTTGATTTTGAGTGGTGATCTTAGCACCAGTTCTAGCACCAGCCACATTATAGGCGGCAAATGCATCATCAGCACCAAAGGCTGGGATAGCTTCAACAGGAACAAATAAACCATCTGTGCCAGCACCACCAGCTTCAGTACCAACGATATTTGCAACTTGTCCTGTCCATGTGGACAATTGAGCATCAGTTAATGCTGTTGGACTAGCACCTTCTTGCATCCATAGGGTTGCCACATAACCGGGCAATACTTTATTAATAAGAGCCATTTTGAACCTCGTAAAAAATTAGTTAATAAATTCTATCTTATTAAGTTGGTACATACAGAGTGCAATCCAAAATAATCTGTTGCATTCCAATTTCATTATCATAAGTATTATAAAGCCATACTACATCTGCTTTGGCAATAAAAAAGCCATTATCTTCAGGATCGCCAAACATTCCTGAATATCCATGAAGTGATTGTAATATTGTATTAGAAATATTAAAAGCACCTTCTAAACTTGTATTAAATACCGACATTTGAAATACAGGGGTATCAATACCTTTATTGCTCTGCTGTTGCCCTGTATATACAGGCTGGTGGATATTTCTTAATTGCCATGTGACAAACTGGGTCTGTGTAGCCCAATTTCTATTAAAATTGGCATATACAGGCACAGGCGATAATATGTCATTCAGTTGATACTGAATAGCTTGGGCATATACAACAGGATTTTGTTGGGTACTCATACTGGGGTATTTGGGTCATTTCTGTAGCACAAAAGGGTAACATTCATCCTATCATTGGATTCACGCACATCAGTAATTCGCCAATCAAACCCTCGCCAAGTAATACTAAATAGATTCTGATTATCTACAATTTGCTTTTGATTAGGGGTATAGTTAAAAGTAAAATTAACTAAATCGCTATAAACTCGGTATTTATCAGCAATTCTTACACTATTTGCCACATCAGCTACTCTAGCTCTTGTTTCAAACCACTCAGTAATGGTTGTAGTTTGCTCACCATAGGCATTAACACTATTGGTAACATTATTAATAACTACATTTTCATAACGAGCAATAGACATTTATAGCACCAAAGGTTTATAAAGTCTTAAAAGGGAAGTAACTCCAAATGGAATATCATGCATTACAGCCGCATTAGAATTGCTACGATTATTATATAAATGGGTCAAAAGCAATAATCCAGCTTGTTTGATAACAGGATACTGGGCTATTGGGTTAGCTTTAGTCTGCCAAGTAATAACAACAGGGCTGGTCATTACTGTGCTAATGTCATTTGGCAAAGCATTTACAACAACTTTATTTCCTGTTGGATCATAAAAGTATTCTGTAGATGCTATTGTTGTTAATACTGGTGGGTTATCCCCATTGTAGTAAGCAACTGAATTAATGACTGTTCCAGCCTGATTATTAAAGTTCTGGGATACTTCTGGCAGATCAAACGATGTCTGCATCCCCATAGAATTGTTTGTAGCCCCATAGTAGGCTTTATAAGTGATTGGGAATATGGACATACCAAGATAGTCCTCAATCGCCATACGCACAGCCAATTCAAGCCCAGATAAGTATGAATCTTGGCTTTCATCCTGAAAAAGGTTTAGCTGTTGGGTAATTTCTTCCAAAGTTAGCCATGATGTGACTGTATCACGACTAATTTGCTCTACTTTTTCATAGCTATAAGGATTCCTTGGCAATCCATAATATGAGCCACTTGTAAGAGTGCTAGACATTTTTAACCTTAATCAAACCAGCTTAAACGAACTCCAGCAAACACATCACGAATTGTAGAAACTACACGCTTTTCAGCATACAGAGTTACAAAGCCGGGTTGGGTCTGTTCAAAACGCTTGAGCACAAATTCTTCATTATCAGCAATGGTCAAAAATCTAGACCAATCAGCTAAATAAACAGGGAACTTGCCTACTCCACCTTCTACATCCATATAAGGGTTAGGCAACACTTCATGACCAAAAATATTGCCTACAGCACTACCATCTTTATCGCCAACCTCTAAAAATACTGGCAAACCACTTGTGCCACCAGTTAATTCACGCAAATTCTTGATGGTTGTAGGATGCATCATCCAGCAAGTTGTATCAAAGTTCCAATATTGTGCTGGCAATGCAGAAGCTAGGTTAGCAATATCGTTATAAACTAAATATTCATTAGCTTGTGGAACTGTTAATACAGTATGAATACCATCATCTAAAGCAGAACCATTTGTGCCAAAAGATGCCTCAGTTGTTGAACTCGGATAAGAGTTCAGACCACGCAAGCCATATTCAGCACCAGTTGTAGTGGTGGTAGAGCCTGATTGATCATTATTGAGCATCATGGACAATGCTTCTTGTTGTAAAAATTCTAAAGCTAAATCCATTACTACTGATTCTTCTAATGCATTAATATCAGATAAAACAGCAGTACGAATTGGAATCTGTGCTGAAATAACTTTTACTGGAATTTGCCAGTAAGCAGTATCTTCGCCGGGTGTTCCCACATTGGGTGTAAATTCATAGCCCCAAGGATTTGTTGGGTTTGTTGCATTACCAGTTTTTGCTACAAAGGCTTCATCTGAGCCAATGGTTGTAATTTTTCTTGCATAAGTACGCAATGGGTTAGCCATACGCAATGATGCAAAAGAATCATCATAAATTGTACGACCACCAATCCCTGATCCAGAGCCAGTAAGATTGGATGCTTCATTAAATGTTACTTTGGCTTCGCCTTCAATTAAGGCTTTTTTAATAGCTTCATAAATCAGAGTGGTGTTCATATTTCAATCCAAATAAGTTAAAAAAAAGGTGGGGGATTTCTCCCCCAGCCTTTAGTCTGCTGTATGAGTAGAACGATAAGCTACCAACGCAAATGGATCTACCACAGAGCTTGCTAGGCGCTTTTCGCCATAGAATGTGATGAAACCCGGTTGAGTTTGGTCGTATCTACGCAATACCATGTTTAAACGATCAACAATTGCATGACCTTTTGTCCAATCACCAAAGAACATTGGGAACAAATCTGCTTTTGGAGAAGTGCCCGGATCATTTGGAGTATCGCAATACTTATTAACAACAACATCAAAGCCAAGCAACTGACCTACGATGCCATCTGTACGAGCCAAGCCATCAACATAGATTGGTCGCTTCTGGTCATCAGTTAATCCACGAATTGCTTGCAATTGAATTGGATTAATCATGAACTTAGCATTCTCAGTCCAGTATTGGTTAGGCAAGCTGTAGATAAAGTTGATTACATCTTTGTAAGTGATGTTGTTGGTTGTTGTGCTTGTACCATTGGTTGTGATCTGGTCATAAGTAGTAATAGTGGACAGACCATTGCTGGTTGAAACACCACTTGTACCATAAGCCGCAGCATGAGTTGTACCACCAGCATAAGTGCTTGAATAAGCATACTGATTTAAACCACGCAAACCATTTGTACCACCATAAGTATTTGGTGAATCTGTTTGGTCATTGTTGAGGATCATAGACTGAGCTTCAACTTGTCCAAATTCAGCCATCATGTCTGAAATGATGTTGCCTTCTAAACCATCAATATCATCAAGGGTAGCTGTACGAACAGGGAATTCACAGTTCAAATCTTTCAACACCAATTGCCAGATGTTTGTGTTTTGAGTTGTTGGAGCACCATTGTTCTGAATTGCATAGCCCCATTGAGCACCAGCATTTCCAGTTTTTGCGCGGAACTGATAAGCAGAACCATCAGTAGCAACAGAACGAGAAACACCACGCAATGGGTTAGTTTGACGCAAAGAAACGAATACAGGATCGTAACCAGTACGACCACCCACATTGTAACCAGAACCATAACCGGCTGGATTACCCAACTGTGAGCCATCTTCCTTCATGTATGCATCATACTGATCTACTGATTCAAACAGTTTGATTTCTTTTTCTACTTTGTTACCAGCTTTGTAGAAATCACGAATTTGCTCACGAACAGAACGATTAAGTTCTTGTGTCAAAGATGTGTAAGTTTTAACGATTGCTGGAGCTTGTACTTCAGAAATGCGAGCTTCTAAATTTGCAACTTTCTCAGCAAATTCGGCTTTAGCGGCTTCAACAGTAGTAGCAACTTCAGCTTTTACTTCTTCAATCTTAGCTACAGAAGCGGCTTCGATTGTGTCTAATTTCTCAATAACTTCTTTCATGATAATTCCTTTATTTAATGCGATTAGATAATGCTTTCAACAATTCTCTTTCCTGTAAGGCTTTTAGAATTGCATCAGCTTCATTTACCACCGCTTCAAGCTCACCTTGTTGTGGGGCTACCTCAGTAATTACTTCTGGCTCAACATCACGCTGTTCCAAAACTTTCTTGAGGATTGAAGATGCGGTGGTCGCATCTTTTCTGGAAAGCCCAGCATCACGCAAGGCTTTTTCGATTATTCTTGGGTTAGCATGACCATCTGCATCAAAATATTCTAGCTTCATAACTTCTGCGGCTGGATTATTAGGATACATAACTACAGAAATTTCACGCAAACCACCTTTAGTGATTTGGAAATAGCCTTCATCTGAATCAATGCCTAATTGCAATGGGTTGCCAGCTTCATCAACCATACACGCTTCATCTGCATAAGCACCAACAGAAACACCACCAAATAGGTTAGGAGATTCTTTTAATACTGAATAAATGTCTGATCCACCTACTGTGTTCATGAATAAACGACCTTTTGCAGTCATTCCACCTTCATCAAACATTACTTCATCCCATTGACCAACAGGCATTCCCATATCATTGTGATTTAGGAACATTGGCATAGGTTTGCCAGCTTTATTGAATTCATCAGCCCATTGTGCAAAACCTTCAGGCTGGTAATTAAACTTTCTACCATCAGCACCTTCTCTAGCACCCCAAGTAGTAGCTCTTGCTTCTATCTTGCCACTAGGATTTTGTGCTTCGTCTGCGGATTGTCCCAGTTGGACTTTTGCTTCGCAAACTAGAATTAGATTTTTCATTTATAGCCCCATTAGAAATAGCTTGGTTATTATCTTGTATTTTAGGGGATTTTGCATCTATTATGGGAAGTTTAACATTACTTGTTTTTATTTGCAAAGATAGTAAGGAATAAACTTTATCTAGTAATTTCATTGTTTCCCTATATTCATTTTTCTGGTTTGATTTCCACCACCCCCACCAGTATCCTGTGGAGAAGAACCAGCAATATTATCTTGTGGAGTTGATTTACCACTTAATTCATCTGCCCCATCAACTTTAGGCATATTTAGATATTCTCTTGCTTCATTGGGGGTCATTATGCCACCAGATACACCAGCATTAACAAAATTCATTTGATCTAATGGAGCACCCTTTAAGAAATCTTTAGTATCAAAACGAATACATAAATTTGGATACCCTTTTAACAAATGCTGATTTAGCTTTTGCTCAATATTAATAATCATTGGGTACATAGTAGTTTTATAAAACTCATCAAGTAATGTCTGAGTGTTATTAAACTTACCTTCTGCAATTCCTAGCATTTGTGGGGGTACACCAAACAAAGCACAAATTCGCTTCATGGTTTGTATCTTTAGATTAGCCGCATCAGCATCTTGTAGGGTTAGCATTTTGACTGTTTCAAATGTCATGCCCTGATCTAACAGCATTCCTTGACCCGGCTTAGATAAATCGGTATCTCTAGAACCAACCATGCTTGCCCATGCTTCTTTAAGTCTGCCAGCAATTTCCTTATATTTAGCATCAGGAATCACTTGCTCTGTTCTAAACAAGCCAGATGGTTTTGCACCATTTAACATGACATAATTGGCATAAATATCAATATCTTGGTCTAAAGCCACTAATTCGGTTGCCAAAATGCCTTTGTTAAAGCCAGCTACACCTTGCCAAGCCGCTTCGCTAATATGCATAACTTGATGGGCTGATAATGGCTCATCTTTGTTAAATCCATAGCTAGGGGTTGATAATCTATAGCTAGGATACCTAGCTGGGGTTAATTGAGTGGTGATTAAAGTAGCATCTAGGTTATACATTTCTAGCGGGGTAGCTACAGCATCTTGTTGGTCTTTTCTCCACCAAAGGGTAAAGCATTCACCAGCCAAATCTTGCCACATTGACCATTGATACCAAAACTCATATTGGCTTTGGAAATTATTTGGGGATTGCAATAAAGACAATACTTGCTTGGCTTTAGTCTTATCTCTAGTGCCTACTTTGCTTGATTTAATGGCATTAACAAATACACCATTCTCATCTTTAGACATAATTTCAATTGGCAACTGGGATAATGCTCTAGCTTTTACACCTACACAGGACATGACTGTGCTGTTTCGGCTAAGAACAGACATATCCAATGGTCTGCCAGCCGCAGTAGTGCTTGCTGTAGTTACATATAATAGTTGCTGGGAAACTGTCTGTCTGCCAGATGCACCTTGATAAATAACATTATTACCAAGCTGGGTCTGCCCAAACAGGGTATTTGATTCTTTTTCTAGTGGTTTTTTTCTACTGAAAATATCTAAAATACCCATGATAATCCTTTGTTTCTTTCGGTTTTTCTATATTTTATATCAGAAACTTCTAAATCCAAAGCTACTGGACACAAAAGGATTATCTAAACTGCAATGGGAAGCAATGATTAATGCAATGATTCCATCAACTTTTGCAGATTTATCAGCTTCATTTTTGCGAACTTTGATGTTTCCATTTACATCTTCATAGACTTCACAGTTACCTAATTGCCAACCTATAAATGGGTTTCCATCATGCTTGATTTGCTGATTAAGTATTAACTTTTCCACATATTTAGAAGGATTAGATAATACTGCCATGCCCTGTCCCACTTTTTTAACTGGTATTCCAGCATCATATAATCGAGCCACAAGGGATGCGGCATTATAGGCATCATAGCCAACTTCTTTGACATTGTATTTCTCGCATTGCTGTTTTATGTAATCTGATATTTCCCTGTCATCCATAACATTGCCTTCAGTTAGCTTTAGGATGCCAGAATCAATTGCAACCCTAAAGATGTCCTGATAATGCTTTGGAATTAGCTCATATCCAGCTTCAGGCAAAAAGAACTTCCAATGAGCATGGTAATCTAACTCTCCATATCGCTTTAGTGTGCATACTGCATTTAAGTCCCTAGTTGCCGCTAAGTCAAAACCAATAAAAACTGCATCTGGCTCTTGTTCAGGAATTGGCTGAATACACTCTGGTTTATCCCAATTTGCCCTATCTATCCATGCACTATTGGCACTAACAAATATGTTCAAGGTTTTACATAAGAATTCATTTAAGGCGGCTGGTTTAGCTTTGGCTTCTTCTGCTCTTTGCTGGATGGCTTCTTCAAAAATGCTAATGCCATGCATGGGATTGGCTTTTGCCCAAGTCTTAGGATCTCGCCAATCATCTTGGGGATCAAGTGAATAAAGCAATCCAAACCACCTTGGGTTATCTGTGGCTTCTCCATTTAGCATTGATTCCAGCATGGACATATCTTCATAAAACTTGGTGTCTTTGCTAAAGCTGGCAGTTGTAATATAGATTCTTAAAGGGTTTTGTCTGGCAACCATACCAGAGTGCAAAACCTCAATTGAGTTCCTATCAACAATGGCAGATGCTTCATCCACAATTACACAAGATGGTGCTTTACCATCTCCTGTCTTTTTGGTGTCCCTAGACAATGCCTTGAACATTGTTTGGGAATCTCCAAACTTTCCAATCTGGTATTTGCTGACTGAAAACAGGCTGGCAATGTCTTTTGGTCCGGTTTCAATAAATCCTTTAGCCGCATCAAAAACAATAGAAGCCTGTTCCCTATTGGTTGCCAAAGTAAAGACTTCTGCACCAGCTTCCCCACAAGCTAATTCATAAAGTGCAATGATGGCAGTAAGGGTAGATTTACCAGCTTTCCTTGGGATGTACAAAATGACATCAGTTACCATTCTTCTGTTGTGATCCTTTTTTGACCTAAAGCCATAGATGGCACAAATAAAAAAAATCTGAAAAGGCTCTAGGACTACATTTTCCCCAGCCTGATGTCCTTTGGTGTGTTTTAGTAGGGATGCAAAACCTAAAACATGATTGGGGTAATCTGGGTCAAACTCCCATTCCCATTCTTTGTTTTCAAGAAAATTTAAGAAACGCTGACAAGCAAGCCTAACATTCCTACAAACTTCTATTTCCCCTTTGGCTACCTGATTAGCATATTGGATGCCATCCTGATAGTTCATCTTATCCTTTAACTCCCCTTAAAAACTTGGAAACAGCAGAGTTATCACTAACATTGCCTTCTGTCTTATTTAACCTACCTCTAGGGGTTAGCCCTAATTCATTCATTAATTGTATGACCAATTTTAGTGCATTGTTCCTGATGGAGATAATAGGGTTAGGAGCAAGTGTTTTTCCATCATTTGTGGAAATTACCAGATCGCTATTAGATAGTTGCATATTGCAAGCCACATACAAGTCTATCTGATCTGCCAACATAGCCAAGGTGTGCTTGTCTTGGTCTGAGCCAATTCCATAAACATCAAATAAGTAATCAGCAGTTTCAGCCACAAAAGTTGCTTTGTCCCATCTGGTGGGATTGGTCATCCACTCTGCTTCAGGGATTCTCTTTTTCACCGATTCGGGCAAAGTGATGGCTTGGTGCTCAGGCTTTGTGCCATGTACAAGGTGTAGTTCTGGTGGAAGTTTGTTCATGACTGTAGTTTATACGCAACACCCCCCTCTTGCCAACTTCTTTTACAGAAGATTGGG